CTAGAGTCTGCTAAACGTGATGTAGAAACACGCACTGCGCTATACAGGTCTAAGACCGAGGCGGTAGCGGCAGCTTATGGGAAGAAAGACCCTGAGGGTTTCAAGCGGTCATTTGGGAAGGACAGCGATCTTGTACCAGCTGACTGCGAAGCAAACATTCATTATTACAAAGAGCAAATCAAGGTGGCAGAGAAGCAACGCGCTAAACGCGGTGACGAGGAAACTGACGCCGATATTCACTTCTACCGTGCGCAGCTGAAGATGGAGGAGCAAAACTTGGCACGAGTTAAGAAGGGCGAGAAAGTTCAAGCTCGTGACTCACGACTCCCGAGGCCCGTATGAGCACAGAACTTCAGGACGAGCCTGAGATAGTACGGGCGACCAAGACGGCACACGGCTACCTGGCCAGTCCTCTGTCCGAGCATATCAGCGAGATGCCAGACGGCAGCCTGTTAATTGTCGGCTGCCCCATCGCCAGAACTGGCTGGCAAGAATATTCTGTGCGCGACCTTCCACAAGAGCTAGCTAAAGAGTTGGGCATTGACATTACCAATCCATCGGCGATGATCGACCTTTATCGACCTGCGAGCGAAGTGTTTAAGCCGGAGTTCCTGGCCAGTTTGAACGGACGGCCAGTTACAGACAACCATCCGCCTGGTTTTGTCGACCCATCGAACTTCAGCCAATATTCTAAGGGTCACATCCAGAATCCACGCCGCGGTCCTGAACCATTGGAAGACGGCGAGTGGCCGGTAATTGCCGACATCGTCATTTCTGGTGAGCCGCTAGTTGGTAAAGTTCGTACTAAGCAGGCACGTGACATCAGCCTGGGCTATAACTTTACCATCGACCGTGATGGCGACCGTATTATCCAATGTGACTACATCGCCAACCACACGGCGGTAGTTCCCAAGGGACGCGCCGGCGACCTCGTATCAATCGGCGACGCCCAATCCGAAGATCTTACAGCACAGTGCGTTACTCCGCCTGAGCCTGCGGCATCGCCGCCTGAGCCCAGCGCCGGGCACGTGACGTCAACCACTAACGCACTACCAACCAAGAAGGAGAAAAAACCCGTGATGAATTTGCGTAAACACATCTGGGGCCTTGGGCTGAGGGCGGCGGCACAAGACGCTGACATCGAGCCTGAGAAGCTGGCAGAACTCACGCCGCCTGAGGCTGAGGACAAGAAGAAGGCACGTGATGAGGACTTCGAGATCGAGGAGACCGGGCAGGTCAAGGACACGCGCAAGCGCAAGGCTAAGGACCTGGACCCTGAGATCGAAGAGACTCATACCAATGACAAGCGTGGGCGCATGCACGACGCGCTAGACAAGATGCTCGACGCGCGCGGCAAGGACGCCGATATCGAGGCCCTGAAGGATTTGCTCAATGACTTCCTGTCTGAAGAGGAGACCGAGCCTCAGCACGAGGCTAAGGACGCCGAAGAAGAGGAAGAAGTAGAGGACGCCGATCCAGCCGAGCTTGAAGAACTGCTTGGTGAGGGTGAGGAGCCTGACGAGGAGGAGGCTGACGACGCCGAGGAAGAGGTTGGTCCTGGCGGCGAAGAGAACTTCGAAGAGGAAGAAGAGGCTGACGACCGCAAGAAACGAGCCAAGGACCGTGCTACCGCCCATGATGGCGCTGTAGCGACGCTGCGCATGCTGCGTCCGGTCGTGGCTAGGTGCAATGACGCTTCTGTCAAGGCGGCCTTCAACACCGCACTGAGCAGTGTCAGCCGCACCAGCCGTGCTCGTACTGGCGACTCTGGCTACGGACGCTTCGCGGCTGGCTCGCGAGCACGCACCGCTGACCTGCCTCGACAGAATAACATCGCACGCGCGGCTGACGCCACTGCGGACGCTAACGCGAAGCTTCAGAAGTACTACGACGAGCGTCGTAAGGGAGGCAAATAATGGCGGTCATCTCGTTTGGTCAAGTGATCCCGGTAACCGGGCCGAATCTCGGATTCCCGGGCACCATCAGCCGGCAGGGTGAGCGCGTCGCGCCTTCCCGCCAGTTCTCACCCACTACCAGTACCAACAACCTCAACTTCGGTGATCCGGCCGTAGTTATTCAGAACGCGCAGGGCGGCTACTACGACTCCGTAGCCGACTTTATTGCGGCTGCAACGGCCAACATCGGGCTGGTTGCTTCGCAGTTTGCAGGCGTGGCCGTTCGTGAAGTGCAGACCCAGCTGGCTTACCCGTTCGGCTTCAACGTCGCGCCGGGTGCTCAGCAGGTCGGTTACTACGCGGCCAGCCAGATGGCGACTGTGCTGGAGCGTGGTAGCGCTACGGTCAACGTGGCCGTAGCTAACACACCTGTTTCCGGCTCGCAGGTATACACGCGCGCTGTGGCCAATGCGGCTGTTTCGGCTGGTACGGTGGGCGACTGGGAGATTGGCGCTCCTGCGGCTTCCGACTTGTTCACGCTGAACGGCATTACGGCTGCTGCAGCTGCCGCCACTTCGCTGACTGGCATCACCTTTACTGGTGTGTACGTTGGGCAGGTGGTCTCGGGTCCTGGCATCGCGCCGGGCACTTACGTCGTCAGCGGTACTGGCACAGCTGGTGCTTACACCACCATTGTGCTCAGCAACGGCCTGACCACAGCAGTCACGGCTACCAGCGTACTCACTTTCAGCAACCTCATTGCGCTGTCCAACACGGTCGCGCGCACCGGTTTCCTGGACGCCAACAGCGTCATGGAAATCACTCTCAAGATCCGCAACGCGGCCTAACCCAGACACGAGGAGACGACAGAACCATGAAACAGATGCGACAGAGCACTCGTGGCTATGACGGATACTCGAGCGGAAGGGCCCAGGCATTTGATGCTGCGGGCGCTTCCGGTCTGGCATTCCTGAATAGCCAATTGGAACTTATTGACACCGACCTGGTAGAGCCTCTTCAGGCCGTTACCCATCCGCGCGACATTACCGTTGAGACCGGCGGCGGTTGGCCGCAGTTCCTCAGCGCGTGGAGCGCCAACTACGCCACGACCGGAACTCAGTACTTCGGCCTGCAGGGCACCAATAACACCGAGCTGCCCGAGGCTCAGGCTGACGTGCAGAAGGGCGTCTGGGCGACTTACATCTGGGCCATGGGCATGACTGTTACGTTCGTCGACCTCCAGCGCATGGAGTTCGCCCTGCGTACCGGTCAGGCTCCGCCGTTCAGTCTGCAGGAGCTTTATGAAAACAGCGTCGAGACCAACTGGGTCAAGGCTCTGGACTTCGTTACTTACGCTGGGTTCCTGGGTGGTGCGGCACTGATCAACAACCCCGCCGTGTATGAGTACGTCGTGCCGGCTGGTACTTCGGGCTCTACCACTTGGGCCAAGAAGACTCCGGGCGAGATTCTGAATGACGTCAACTCTGGGCTCACCCAGACGTTGACCAATTCTGGTTTCGCAGCGACTGAGGGCATGGCCGATCGGTTGCTCGTGCCTTACACGCAGTTCAACGTGCTGACGCAGCCGCAGGCAATCGCGGGTGTGCCGGTCGCGATGAGCGTGATCGAGTATATCGAGAAGTACTGCATCGCGGCGCATCATGGCGTGGCCTTTAAGATCAACCCTCTCCCAAATCCCTGGATCAGCGGCCAAGGCACTGGTAACACGGCGGCTGTCGGCACGCAGGGCAATGGTCTGGACCGCGCGGTGTACTACAAAAATTCAAAACGTAGTTTGTACTTGAAGATCCCGCAGGTGATGACTAAGGTCATGACCGTCCCCACTACACGCGCAGGAGTTGCATACGAAACCGCGTTCATGGGATGCATCGGCGAAGTCGTGTTCAAACGGACTACGACCCAGGTGTACCAAGACGGAGTCTAAACTTTGAGGCTTTGTTAAGCCTCTAACCAAGTTGCGCGGGTGGTTGGATGCCGCTAGTACGGCGAATCCTTGCCGCCTTACAGGCGGTGACCAACCTCCCGCGCGACAACAATCAAACCAAGCAGCAAGGAGAATACATGGTACAGCTTTACTTCACACGAGCAAAGATCTTTCTGATTCCCGGCGACGATGAGAATGGTGAGCGGCGATTCACTGCGCAGCCCAGTGCCGGAAAGCCCGTCCCCGCGCCCGACTGGGTGCGTGAGACCGCGACATATAAGTTTGGCATCAAGGACAAGTCCATCGTCGACTTGACGCCGCCCAAGCGTAGCCGCAAAGTTGAGCCTGAAGAGGTGCCTATCAGCGACCCGCCTGTCGAGCCGGGTGACGCCGCTGACGACGCCGACTCTGATGACGATGACGATGACGATGATACAAAGGTGGCCAAAGCCGCCGGCAAGTCGGCAAAGCGCGCTAAGAGCGCTAAGGACGCCGGCAGGGCCATCGGACTAGGGCGTTAGTACAAAGAGCGAAGTAGTGCAGATGGAGTAATGGGATGGGCAGTCAAGCATACACAGGTAATGGATGGCCCGACTTCAATGGCTGGGTTCAGAATGCGTGGGGCTCAGGCGAAGAAGGTGGCTGGTGGGGCGGAGTGCCGAATGCTACGAACCTCGTGTTCGGCCAAAATCCAGCTTACTACCTGGATGACTTCTTGGCTGTCTATCCCAAGTTCTTTGGCCTACCTACTATGATCGCCAATTGTGCGACCGTGGCCGGCAGTAACCAGATTCAAGTACCGTCATTGGCAGGGCTGAACTTCGGGCAGTTTCTCACTTCGCCCGGCACATTTACAAAAGGCACAGTAGTTACTGGCATAAGCAGTACACTAGGTACCGCTCAGGCCACCACACATGGTGAACAGCCGCAGGGTGCCTTGCCGGGCAATACACTTACACTGAGCACAGTTCCGCCGAATGGCGTGCTTCAGTTGCTAACCCTAAATGGGGTCTACCAAACACCCGGCATTGACTACACTCTGACAGGCAGCACGATCAGCACGACTGCTGAGGTGCCTCCAGATGGAGAACTCTGGGCTACGTGGTTGGTCCAAAATCAGACTTATCCGGTACACGGCGAATCACCACTGGGCGCGCTGCCCGGCAGCATATTCACGCTCAGTAGCGCGCCGCCTGATGGCTCACTGCAGACGCTGACTGTTAACGGTGTGTTTTTGACTGCCGGCACCGACTACGTACTTACTGGCCGGACTATAGTGTTGGCATCACCGTTGACTAGCGGCACTCTGTACGCCACTTGGTTGGTAGCGACCGTGGGCTATGTGGTAACTCTGAGTTCAGCCGCATTGGTTACGTCAAGCGGAGCCGTTCTGAACGTGTACCAGCAGCCACCTGTCCCGATCTCCGTTATACAGATGTATCTGAACTTGGCTTGGTCATCATTAGTGCAGTTACGCTGGCAAGAGCAGTGGCCAGTAGCCATGGCATGGATGATCGCCCACTACTGTACTCTCTTTGCAAAGAGCGATGCTTCTGAGGTTATGGAAACGCTGCAGTCCGCTATGCATGGCGAAGCCCCTGTAGGCGCATTTCCTGGAACTGTGTACACGCTGAGTCAAGCACCTCCAGGTGGCATGCTGCAATCGCTGACGCAGAACGGTCTATTTCTTACGCCTGGTGGCATGGACTACACATTGAATGGGGCCACTGTCACGCTGACAGTACCTACCAGTGATGGTGATACGCTCTGGGCTACATGGCCGATACAGATGCAGGCATTCACCAGCGGCCAGCCTAATGGTGCACAGATTGCAGCGCAGGGCTTAGCTGGTGGTATCCAAGCTAGTAAGAGTGTAGGCGATGTATCAGTGAGCTACCAAGTTCTGACGTCACTAGAAGAATGGGGCTCGTGGCAACTTACTTCGTATGGCCAACAACTCGCAACTGCTGCTAAAGTCATGGGTGCTGGTCCAATGGTCGTATACTAGGAGTTTAATCATGGTGCTCGCCTGCCCCTCTATTCTGCTACTGAAGTGCTATCCTTGGCGCTACACCTGTGGCCAGCCTTACACAGCAGGCCAACTAATCTGTAAGAAATGTGGCCAGAAGCTGCCGACAGTATGACCGGGCCCAATATCACAGTAGCGCGTAAGTCTGGTGCGGCTGCCGCTTTGAAGCGTATTGTAGGTCTTGGTAAGTTAGCTGCATACGTCGGCATTCCATCATCTACTAGTCGTGATCGCTCAGCGCAGTTACTTAGCATGGCCGATAATGTGAAATCTAAGCGCAAGAAAGCTAGGCTGAAGAAGGCTGCCGATGCGGATGCAACCAATGCTGAACTATTGTTCATTTTTAGCAAGGGCAGTCCACTGCGCAAACAAAAAGCACGTCCAGTATTGGAGCCTGCTGTTGAGGCCGATGGTAATCGGCAAGCGATTGGGCGTGAATTGGCTGGCGCGGCTAAGGCATCCATTATCGGTGACCGAGCTAAGGCGCTTAAGCAGACAAAGCGTGCGGCATTAGCCGGGCAGAACGCGGCTCGGCGCTGGTTCACCGACCCAAGAAATAACTGGGCGCCAAATACGCCATCTACTATTAAGGCCAAGGGTAGCGCTCGACCGGGAATTGATACCGGCGCCATGCGTGCTGCGATCATAGGAGTAGTAAATGAAGAGTAAGTTTCTTTCAGTACTCATATTTCTAGCGGTCACGGCGGCATCGGTCAAGGCGCAGACACAGGTCAATCCCGCGTCGCAGATCAACTGGCCAGTGTTGACGGGAACTACCGCGCCAACACAGTATTGCCCTACGGCAACTACCGGATCCATAGTATCGGGATCTGCGAGTGTGACGCTGGCTTCGACTAGCGGTGTATTTACCAACCAAGTAGCCGTCGGCGCAGGCATCCCAACGGCAACGTCCGTCGTGTCTATCAATTCTACGACACGCGTGGTTACGCTGAGCCAAGCAGCTACGGTGACCGCCAGCGGCGTAAACCTGTACTTTAGCAGCTATGGAATGCCATATACAAACTTAGCTAGTGGCAGAGCATACACCTGCACTACGGCCGGCTGGACTGCAGCAACTGACACTGTATACCCTGGTGTTACATCTGACGGATCGAATGGCCTCAATGTCGCAGGCACCATCGTGACTGGCACTCCAATAGCCACTTCGTCAGGCGGGACAGGATCAAACAATGCTGTAGGCGCTCTACAAAATCTTGGAGGAGTTGCTCTCTCTCCTGCTTTAAGCGGTGCACCTTCAGTCCTGGCATCTCCCGCAGCACCGCCGACGATTGCCGGCATGACAACCCTCCCTGATGGCGCGCTCATGGCCACTTATAGTGTGTCCAGTGTGTTTTATCAGCAGCTCAGCTTTGACAACGGGGTTACCTGGCAACCCGCTACAGCTATGCCTACGCCGACCGGCGGCTACAGCCTCGGGTACGTATCTTTGAATACGCTTTCCAATGGGACGGTATTTGAATCTGGCAGCATGGGGAATGGATCTCAGTCGGTGAGTCAGTACAATGTGGGAACGATCCAAAATCCTATCACCAGTTATGCGGCAGGAGCTTATGCTGCCGCGATCAATACTGATCCATCCGGCAATCTATGGGTGTCGAACCTCTCGGGAAACAGCGTGCAGAAATTCAGTTACTCGGCTGGATCATGGTCGCTTACGTGGACTTACTCAACCTCCCTCTCCAGCCCCAATGGAGTAGCGTTCGATACAAGCGGCAATGGATACGTTCTTAACACTGGCAGCTCAACAATCACTGAGCTTTCCACTTCTGGAGCGTTGGTTAAAACAATCACGATTGCTACCTTGGCATCGGGATGCCTCTCGCCGGCTTCTATTGCGGTAGACGGGGGAAGTAACATCGTAGTGGCGTGCAGCGGCACCTTGTCAGGCGTAAATGTCTATGCGTGGACAAATGCTGGGACGGCCATTGCTTATTCACTTACAGCCAGCACACAACCGAACGTTTTGGTCGTTGTACCTTCGGGTGTAGCAACCTATGCGGGATACTTATACGTCGCCAGTTCATCGGCAGCAACGGTGACCGTCGTAAATGTGGCTCATTCTGTAGTCGGAACGTTCCCTGGAGTGAAAGGCGCTCAGGCTATCACGACAGATAGTAGTGGAAATGCGTGGATTGCTGGAGCGCTCGTTGCAGCGATTAGCCCTGTGGGGGCCACGGTGAATGCCGTCTATACAGGTGGCTCCATTTACGGATTGACGTTCGACGCTGATGGCTATCTCTGGACCTCGGCGTACAACTCAGGCTATGTGAAGAAATGGAATACCACGACCGGAGCGTATCTTGGCGGCTTCCCGGTAGGCGCAGGTCCACAGGGAATGGCCACAGACACTCACGGGAATGTCTGGTCCGCGAACAGTGCGGCAAACAGCATCTCGAAGATCCCCGCAACATCACTTCCTGATACGATTTCATGGGCTGGGTACACGCAAATTCCAATTAGCGGACAAAGCTGGTGCTATCCGTCGGCAGGCATGGTACAGGTTTCTTCTTTGATTTACATTCTGCCGGTCTGGTGTGCCGCTAATGGTACGGGAAGTAATACACCATTTTCTAGCGGTATTCTACGGTCGACCAACAGCGGGTCCACCTGGGCCTATACACAACTGACGGCAGCGGTTACAAGTGGCTACGTCATCACGGATGACTACGACGAAACTACCGGACAACTTATGCTCAATGGTGACGTGGTACTGATTGCACGCCATGAGGGACTTCCGTCCGGTGATCCTTACGGCACGTATGCCCGCTTTGTCTCGCACGATAGCGGCGTAACATGGTCTGGCCCCGTTGATGTTCTCAGTGTGGCCAATCCTGGCGTATGCGCAGGAGCAGTTGTTACCGGATGCCCGATAGCTGGTAAACCTAGTCTGGCTTTGGACACAACGGGCAATTTGTACTTTGTCGGGCGTGGTGCGATTGCGGGTAGCTATAGCGAGCACGTCGCCTCAATTTCGCACGATGAAGGAAGCACATGGACAGCGCCTGTAGACCTTACCTTGGCAGGCAATCGAGATAACTATGACGCACTGACCCTTATGGCAAATGGCGCGGTAAGCATGTTGCAGACTGCGGCTAATCCCAGTCAAGTTTCATTTTCACAGTTGCTCCCAAACGGAATACCCATTCCAGTAAACACCAATTTCGGCACGGGAATTGTATTCTCGAATCCGACGCTAACAGGTGTCACTGTGAAGGGTTTCGGTTCGGTATCAACAGCAGCCGGGACAACTGGAGATATCTGGGACTTCTTGCAAGCCACTCCTAGTGCGACCACTGCCTTAGCTGGCTATATTGTTCCTGGGACTTCAACTTCAGTGCAGTTTGGAGCTTACAAGTCGACAATCAACACCGCCGGGTTTGTCTGGAATTGCACTTCTAACTTTTTCACTCGCGTGCAATGCGGAATACTTGACCCATTCGGCAATTTAACCGTTCCTGGAGTCGTAAAGAGCGCTGGTGCTCAAAATACGCTCCTGACGGTGGCCGGCATTGAGACGAATGATGCATCAGGGAACCAGGGAACTGTGCCACTAGCAGGATCGGGGCCGTCAGTGCTCAGCGGATCGGTAATGTCTGGCCCTGCTACTGTAACCCCTAGCTGTACCGGCGGCACATGGAGTGGAAGTACTGCGAGCATCATGTACTCACGAACCGGTTCACTCATCCACCTCAACATCGACATGACTACCGGCACAAGTTTCTGCACGTCAACAACAGGATGGACGAATATAGCTTTACCATGGGTCACATCAGCAAGTAATCCGGTTGTGCAGGTGATCACGTGCGCTAACACTAACATTTCGGGATCTATGGCGATGGGTTGGGGACAGATTATGGCAAGCTCAACCAACCTTGCTATTTTTAACGGCAACTCACAGAATATCGCGACAGCAAGCGGTCAAGCGATTCACTGCACAGGTGACATTTTTACGCAATGATTTCTCTGCGCGCACCGCAGTGTCTGCGCAGAACAATAATCAACAAGGAGACTTCAGCGTGAAACGCTTTGCTGTATTGCTTTTCTTGATCTTGTCAATTATCACATGCTTTGCTCAGACGCAGATTGACCCGACTTACCAGATTAAATGGAATTTGCTTTCCAGTTCTGGTGCGCCATCGATCACTTGCACGCAGAATGGCAACTACACTGTCTACCCCTATGGGGCGGAGTGGGGCCAGTCTTATCAAGACACGACGAACAATGTCGAGTACAAATGCACAACCTCTGGATGGGTGAAGAATCTACCCGCAACGGGAGGCACGCTGACCGGACCGCTGTCTCAGACCGTCACAAATCCTCCCGCGAACCCAGTAGGGTCGCTCTCGTTTTATGGGATGTATCATGCGCTCACGTTCAATGGGCCTGAATTCGTGCAAAGTGTATGCACATCAACGTGGTGCTCAGAAGGTAAGGGAATATCGACATCTAGCGTGGTGGTAACTTCACCCGGTTGGAATCGAGGATCTTTCTCCGGATTCACTACGCCACCCCAAGGTGGCTGGAGTGAGCGAGGAATCCACTATTCTAGCATCACAAATTATGGAACAGGGCAACTCATCGACTATGCCTTCAAAACTCAGGCTGGCATTGGAGATTTTCAAGGCACCTACGATGTAATGTGGGATTATGGCGAAGGCTTGGCTCCAACAGATGAAGGATTTTCTTATTTTGGCTCTCAAGGCGGGGAATCGCCCACTGCCAATGCTGCCTCTGTAGCTCTCGGTGGTTTTGGAACAGTGTCACTGTCGGTGACGTGCCCGAGCACAAATGATTGCAACTTTGGCGGCAGCCGCTATCTCCTCGACCTCTCTCAACCTGTTGCGGCGGGATATGCTACAGGGTATGCAAGCTCCCAGCATTTCTTTGGAAGTTCGACGGCTATTCTTCCTGGGGCAACCGCTGAAACTCCAGAACAGTACACGGCGGTCATCACGAGTGGCACAGTCACACCTTCGGTAGCGTGGGGTACGCTAGTCAGCGATCTACTCACCCCAATTAGCGACCCTGTAGGTACAGGGACAACCGCTGAGGTCGCAACCGTTACCATGGCGGGAGGCAGCGGTAGCGCAGTCACGACATCGACTCTCGCGTGCTTTGCTGGAACATTTCACGAGCAAGCGTACCCCGCGAGTGTTTCGTGGAACAGCGGGACTAGTACACTTACTGCCACGTTTAACCTTCGCCAACCGCACGAGCACGGAAGTTATGTCTACTTCGGGGGAATGTGCGGCGATTACGTGGTGTTCACTGCGAACATCTCCGATGGCTTGCGGTACCCTGTGGACGTGTTAGGCGCTATCGACGCAACGCATCTAGTGACGCGCGCCTTTGCATTTGGACAAAACCCGTCGTTAGTACCGTCTAGTTATGGTAATACCCTGTTCATGGCCACGGGGGCCACGGGGCTAAGTCGCTCGGGCTCAACGGTTGCCATGCATATTGGCTTGTGGTCAGGAAATCTACCCTACTACAACGGTGCATCAAAACTGTTCATTTCTGGTGACGCCACGGGAAAGTTCAATGGTCTGTGCACGGCTGCGACTTACGCTACAGCAACCAGCACTCTTACCTGCACGCAGGCAGGCACGAGTGGTGACACATCCACTGCGGCCACGATTGCAGTGGGTGACAATGCCTATGGTAACGTCGATTTCACGATTTACCCCGGCGCAGAAGTCCTCAGTTCCGACAATTTGCAACAGAACATTCTCGCAAGTCCGAGTGTGCGAACTGGTAATTTGAATGTTGAACCTAACAACACGACTTGGGGCATAGGCGACTCTGTCGAGGAAGAGCACGCAACCGTCAGAGCGTACCATACGCAAAACCTTAGCTTGAGCGTACATAATCCCGGTCAAGTTGGCACCGCAAACGCACTGCTTGAGGGGATCAAGCTTAATTGGGGCGGGTCTGGCATAACTGGAAACGGCTATGGACCCAACCATGGATCTGGCAATAACGCCATGAACATCTCTAACGGTGCACCAGTTACGAATTATCAATACTATGGTGGCGTTCAACCGCCTCCAAATGGATTTTCATTCACTGGACCTGTTGGCCAGCTTATTGGTAATAGTCCTGCGTACGGTTCTTATGGTCTGTATTACTCCGCTCCCTTCACGGCTACCGTTGGTGGAGTAACTGTCGGCGGGGTCAATGATCCTAACTTCTTCTATTCTCCCCTTGTCATGACCGGGGCGGCAGGACTCGACACTTTTACGTATACGCCATTTAATGACACCTTAAAATTGGTGATGAATAGTGCAAGTGGCGGCTGCACATTCACGTTCGCTCCAACCGGATACTCCAATTCTGGTAGTGGATGTATCTCTAGTCCCTATATTACTGATCAGTCGTCACCACAATCTATTGCTGGTGGTTCAAACGCAAATGGCACTGTATATACTTCGTGGAGTGCTTATGCACCACTCCCTGAATGGGATCAGTGGGTTCCTACGTCAACAGGGTACTGGTGGGAAACTGGATGGGCTGCTGATACTGGCGGTGGATTTTCAATCATGCAAAATGCTGCTCCAACTTCAAATAAAGCACCGTATCAGGTTGTTAGTCGTAGGACATGGAGCTTTTACAATAACGTAACCAACACTGCGAATAACTATGATGTTACGTTGAAAGCTCAAAACGAAAGTAGCTCAAGTACTAAGACGTTTTGTTTGGGCAACTGCACACTTGCAGCGACAAGCCAACTGCCTCTCGTCGGGACCGCGACCACAACTGCAAGCGCCTCTGATTCTGTTGCAGTGCCTGGACTCACTTCAAGCGGGCACTGTGGAGCGCCAGCGGCTACCAATGCAACTGCGGCAGGGCTAACCGGCGTCTACATTGGCATGGCTGGCAGCGGCACAGTGGCCCTTTACCATAGCGCGACGGCGGGTGGAACGTTCAATGTGATTTGCACGCCGAACTAAGTTGTTGGCACTGCGGCGTCTGGGTGGCAAACAAGCAAGAGAGGACGAAATAGTTGATTGGCGCAAGATCGAAATGCCGCTGCTAGAATTCAAAGTGTAGTGCACGAATGCTGCCTGAGTAAACAACCATATTACAGGCATCAATAGGAGCACCATGATTAACAAGTTGGCCACACTTCTTCTCATCTTTGTCGGTGCAGCCACTGTTGCCGCTCAGACACAGGTGAACGCCGCTACACAAATCAACTGGTCTAATGTGTCAGGTGTTGGCGTGCCAACTCAGTACTGCCCTACGGTGGTGTCTGGTAGCACTATTCTTGGCTCTATGGTCGTAGCACTGGCATCTGTCAACGGTGTTCTTGCGAATCAGGCAGTTACCGGCATTGGTATACCAACAGGGGCAACGGTGGCTAAACTCAACATTGGCGGCACCGCTGTAATATTGTCTGCTCCGGCCACATCCACGGCTAGCAATGTCAGCCTGTCGTTCAGCAGCTACGGAATGCCGTATACCAACACAACCACTGGCCAGCAATACACCTGCGGAGCAGCGGGCTGGGCACTTGGTGCCGGTGGCAGTGGGCTTACCTCATTCACATCCGGAAATCTCGCACCGTTATTCACGGCCACACTCGGCGCGAACCCCACAATCGCTCCGGCACTGACGTTTGCACTTAGCAATGCCGCACAGAATTACCTACTCGCTGGCCCTGCATCAGGTAGTGCTGGTGTGCCTGCTTATCGGACATTAGTAAACGCAGATTTTCCAAGCACACTTGCGCCCACTATCAGTGCAGCCAACATGACCGCGTTCCCAGTTCCAAGTCTGGCTGGTAATATTACAGCTACCACCAACTCTACTCTGACTACGCTGCCTTCACTTGCACTTCCATATGCACAGCTCAGTGGTACTGTTCCTACGTGGAATCAGAGTACTACGGGCAATGCTGCTACGGCGTCAGCGCTTAGTACAACCGGTACAGCAGGTACGTTCTGGGGATCGTTCGGCGGGACACAGCAATATGCCGCAGTTCCTACACCGCACTTTTTTGACGTGACGAGTCCAGTGTATGGTGCGGTTTGCAATGGGGTGGCTGATGACACGGCAGCTTTGGCAATTGCGTCATCTGCAGCCAATGGTGTGGGTGGGACAGTCTACATTCCTCCTGTAGTCGGCGCGGCGGGTATTGGGACAATTTCTGGCTCGACTATGTCAGTCACCAACTTTACAGCCGGAACTACATACCATGTCGGACAAGTGATTTTTGGCCCAGGGATTCCGACTTCTCCGCCAACAACCGTTACAGCCATTCCTTCTGGAGGAGGCGTCGGAAACTACACGATCAGTCTGTCCACATTGTCAATCAGTTCACCGATCACGATAACAGGTTATGCCGCTTGTATGACGGCCTCCCCTCTTGTGGTGACAAACGCTAATCTTTGGGTAGACGGATCAATTATGGCATCAGCGTCTATACCCTCTGTGGTGCAGTGGGGAAGCTCAACAACTCGCAACAACAATCACAAAATCTATGGAACTGGCAACATAGACACCAACAATTTAGCTGCACGAGCGATCGACCTAAGCAATTACTCTATAGTGGAAATATCTGGAATTATGGTCTATCATGCAGCGTCGGTCGCGGGCATCGATATAGGCGACACGAGTAACCAGTCTGGTGGTGCACTTATACACAACATAACGGTTATGAATCCAGCTGGCAGTTCCTACACAACTGGTGTCCCTGGAATTTGGGCACATCTTGGTACCGACTCGCATATGGATGACATTACGGTTATCGGATACTATTATGGAGTCCAGAACTCAGTTCACAACAATCTTCCATTCAGCAACATTCATGTATGGGGCTTCGGAACAAATGGCGGTTGGACAGGCAGTAACCTGCCTTATACCTGCTTTCTTGATTCTTTCGGGCAGCAAACCTGGGCTCATGATGAGTGTGATACCGCAATTAAGTACGGACTTGAGGCTGCATCCTACGAAACGGTGGTAGAGGACTTTCTTTACTATAACAACGCTACTTGGGGATCTAATGGCTTCGTAACTGGAATCGAGTTCGATCAAACAGCCGGACTTGGAGTAGTAAATGGAGCAAGGTTCATTGGGCAATCTGGGCACGCTCTTGCCGCTGATGTGACTGTGAATGGTGGAAATAACGTATCTAGTCTCCAGATCTTTGGGGTCAACGAAAGCTCTTATGTCAACCAAGAGAGCGCCAACATACTTAGCACAGGAGGCCAGGCTGCACTCGTTGGCAACCTTACCGGAAGCGGAATGCTAAAATTGCCGGCACTTAGTTCAGCAAGTGCAACGAACTGCTTACAGGTCGATACAGCGGGAAATATCACGAACACTGGCACAGTTTGCGCAACTCCTGGCGCAATTACCGGGATGCTTGCCGGCTACATTCCTATTGCGGCAACAGGTACTACTATTGTGGGCAATGCGCATCTGAATGATGGTGTAACTACTACAAACACACTTACGGCCACTGAGGCATTTGCAGCGCCCACCATCAATGGTGTAGCACTGACGGCAGCTGGTTCATCTTCGACGTACTTAAATGGTGCTGGCAGTTACACTACGCCAACCGGCAGCGGCACCGTGAATAGTGGCACCGCCTACTCGCCTGCTTATTACCCAGTTGGAGGCGGTTCACAGGTAAGCGGTGTAACGCCATTCACCGGAATTGCTTACTACACACCTAGTACGCCTCCAGCGGCAGCAGTGGCTGCAAATGTCTACGGATTGTGGTCTGGTACCTGCAGCGCATCCACGTTCCTGCGCGGCGATGGTACTTGCGCCAGCGCTACTGGAAGCACTGGACTGTCTGGAATGACGTCAGGCCAAGTGCCTATAGCCGCGTCGGCCAGCACTGTAGCTGGCAGCGAGCCACTAGCAGGATCGGGTGCCGCGATAACTACTGGCCCAGCGAGCGGAGTAACCAGTCTTGATGTAACGGAGTTTACCGGCACTGGGGGCCAAGTGGCGGATAGCGGCGTCGCGGTTGGTTCACTAGCCACATTGACTGGCGTGCAGTCACTTACCAATAAGACTGTAGACGGCGTCACACCCACAACGATGGGCTACTTAGACGCCACTAGCAGTATTCAGACACAGCTTAACGGAAAGCAAGCATCAGGCGCAGTGACCACAGTTTCAGTGGTTACAGCTAACGGTCTTCAGGGAACTTCTTCTGGTGGTGCGACGCCTACTCTGACACTTAATGTCGATTCTACGCATGTGCTTCCTGTGAACACCGGCTCAGCTACGAGCTTCTTGAACCAGGCGGGCGGCTACACCACTCCTGCTGGAACGTATAGCCTGCCTGCAGCTACCGCTTCTGTACTAGGCGGCGTCAAACCTGACGGCACAACACTTACAAACAGCAGCGGGGCCATCAGTGTAACTAATCCATACAATGCGGCAGCTGTCGCCATTACGGGTGGTTCTATTGATGGTACTGTGGTTGGAGGAACAACGCCAGCAGCAGGGCATTTTACCAGCGTATCCACTGGAGGAACCACTACAGCGATCACGGGCGGAACGGCTGGCACAGAAGCTACTGCAGAAGGCACGGCACCAACCACGATAACGGGTTCTGGGACCTTCGATATTTTCTATGGTGACTCAACTCTGCACGCCATTAAGGAGTGCGCAAATTCTACTTCCTCTGCGATTGGAACGTGCTTGCCCGTAGCGGAGATGCCAGCATCGGTGACGACAAATGATCTTCTTGCTTCAGCTTCCAACGGCTATGGAACCGTGGATACAGGCATCCTCTACACGAATGTGACGCAGACAACAATCACTCCAGCCGCTAATCAGATTTGCGTTTACGGATCGACCGCGAAGACCTGTACGCCGACTACTACGCTGCCATCAGTCGCGCTACCAGTGGTAACTACAACTGTATCCAGCGGATCGATCTCTGCAGTCACGACGAACAACACCTACATCATCTGCACTACAACTTGCAACGTGACACCCCTTCAAGCCGCAGCGGGCGTGCAACTTTGTGTTCGCAATGCACCAGGGTCGGCGACGGTCATTACATTGAACGCTCTCGGGGCCAGCAACTACTATGAGTTAACCACGCACGCCGGATGGGGAACGGTGAACCACGCTGTAGTTTCAGGAGGGGCGGCAACAGACTCAATCTGTTTGGTGGGATATGACACGACGCACTATGCCGTAATGAGCTACACGGGGACTTGGGCAGACTGATGAAAAAGATAATCATTCTCACGCTTTTCCTTCTTCCGGTGTCGATCAACGCTCAGATACTCAGCGCGATCGCATGGCAGCAGGCGGTCGTAAGTGGCACAGTGGTGACCTCCCATCTCGGAGGCACCGCAGCGTCCCTCTCGACCACGCCTGACACAGGGAATGCGCTGAACCTGTACTACGATGGCTTTGTCACTCCTGCTGTTATGAGTTCTCCATCGTGGGGATCGATGCATGTTTACTGGGGAAGCCCCGACGCATCAGCTCCCAACTGGGGGGCGGCACTTTATGCCGATACGCAGATTACTGGTACCGTGAACACCTTAGGCACGACGGTAACGTGGGTATCCGGTACTCAGTTTCCAACTTCAGCCCAGTTTTCCGGGAGTTGGAAAGGCGCGATCATGGTTATCAACGGAGCACCATGCCGGATAACTGCAATCGGAAGCGCCACTTCTCTTACGTGCATATCGAGCCAAGGTACACACACAGGTGTGGTCTATGCGCTTCACATTCCCGGCGCGCTCGTCTGTTCGGCCTTTAGCAGTACTGTGGCGACGAACGGGTGGAACACTATTACGCCGACTGGCTGCGGAACGCCATCCGCTAATACGCAATACTGGACCAGCATGATCACGGCGTCTAGCACCCAGGCCGTTGGGTTTAACGGATCATATGGACAAGGGTGTCCTGATAATCAGAACAATTTCATCGGTTCTGGAGGAACATGGTACCAGACTCTTGGAAGTTTCACCAGTAATGCCAGTTTTCCGGGCACGGCGAATATCTCTTCTACGGGATATGATCCAGGTGATGGATGCCCGGCATCCTATATTGATGTTACCTACCAAACCTCGGTCCAGTATCCTCTTGTAGCCTATGTGCATGGAACCTGTGATTCCTCCACCGCGGCCTGCGCGATCGCCATGCCGCCCGTCGTGGCTGGTCAATCGATAGTAGTTTTCGAAGAGTCCACATCTACGGTATCGACGCCTACCGACAGTGCATCCGACACCTTCACTCAGATCGGATCGGGGGCAACAGTAACTGGAGGATCTGCAACCTACTACGAGTCCGCTTACTACATCGACAGACCCACAGCAGGAGCCAATCAAGTTACATGCAACTTTGCCGCGCTTAACAAGGACGTATGCCACGTGATCGTGTTTCAAGGCAACCTAGCTTCGGGGTCCTTGGATAAAAACTGCTACGATACCGCAGTCCTGACGACCGCTTCATTTACCGGATGCGCGACGGCCTCGACCACGCAGGCTACGGAGCTAGTTCTTTCCTTCTTGTTCAACGACAATATTGCCAGTGCAAGCAACGCGAATTTCTTCACGACGCCAGGTCCGTGGACTTTGCTCGGATCAAGCATCGGATCGGGGATATCACCTATTCAAATTGGCGTGGCAATGCAAACTTCTTCTTCCACGGGGACGTTTGCTGGAACCGGAACCGCATATGGGGGATCGCCGCAAATATCGACAACTACCGCAACATTTAAGTGAGGCGTATGAATCGAATACTTGCCATATTCACATGTCTGCTCATGATACCGCTGGCTTACGGTCAGGGGGCGTGTCCATCGGGCCTTCCGGCAACAGGAACCCACTGTTACTTCGTCTCGGCAGCCGGGGCGGACACAAACAACGGAACCAGCGAATCAACGCCGTGGCTTCACGCTCCTGGAATGCCGAACTGCTCCAACATGTGCACCAGCACGACATTGACGGCTGGAAACGGTGTGGTCTTTCGTGGGGGCGATACATGGCACTTCGGCAACTCATCGGCTGCGCCTTATACTGGCGGAACGCTTGATCTCCACACACTTCTTTTTAGTTCGGGAAACGATACGACGTGTGTGGGTTCACCGCTTGTCACCACCGGGTGTATCTACTATGGCGTGGATCAGGCGTGGTATACGGGAGGTTCTTGGGCGCGGCCAATCTTCACTGGAGACAACTCCACATCAACCTCAAACGTGGCAAGTTGCACGTATCAGGTCCCAAACACGCCACCCGATGTAACCAACACATTAGTTAGCTTGGCGAGAAATGTGTATTTTGACAATTTCGAACTTACAGGCTTGTGCGTAAATGCTTCAAGTCCGACAAGTGGCACCACTGGAACTTATGTTGCGTATCTGGGTACAGGAATAAGTGGCTTTGGCACGGTATTTGAAACCAACCTATATATCCACGGATGGACGGCAACATCCACGGCGGGAACTGGGAACAACACTATTCCAGTTACTGTGATTGGTGGCGGAAATGGCGGATTGCAGAACATATTCTCGATTGTCGTAGACGGAAGTGATTCGCTACCTGGAGTCGCGGGGTGGGGGACTTTTCCATCCTTTTATCATTTCAAGGATTCAATCATTCGTTATGTGACGCAAGGCGTAGGGCAGTTTTGCCACGATATTCACGACAATATTTTCGAGCACTTTTTCAACCCGTCTGTTCCTACACACGGCAACACTTTGGAGTGCAACGACGACAATCCAGGAACAGCCACAAATCAGCCACAGAATACCCCGAATGTTTTTTACAACAATATTGTTAGGCACGACGACGCTGGATTCTCTACCGGTAATCCTAGATTGTGGTTTTGCCCGGAAGGAGTGCCTGAGTACTGGTTCAATAACCTTCAATATGATTTAACTGCAGGCGCAGGGCAAAACTGGGACTATGCGGGTCCGACCGGCTATAGTTGTTCAAATACTGGCGGTCAATTCATGTTCAACAACACCATCGTCGGCGGATCGCAGCCTTGTTACATCTCAACCGTCAGTCATGGTGGGCAGTACCTGACAGTACTAAATGAGCACCTGATTGCCACACCATTCGACACCGGAAGTACGGCCTGCACAGGAGGTGCGAGCGCTAGCAATGTGGCGCAGACCGATGTGACGGCGGTCAGCCAAGGATACCTCATGACCGGAGGAACAGGTGGAACAGGGTACACGTGTTCCAATGAGAGCACGACTCCATGCTCCCCAACGACGGGAAGCACCTCCACTGTGTCCGCAGGTGCTAACCATCAAGCCTACTGTACTGCTCTGGCAGGATACACGTCTGAACCCGCCATTGGTACGGACGCAGCCAACGCCTGCAAGTACGGGACTACGGACGGATGCGCTTACAACACCACAGCACACACTATGAGGTGCCCGGCGCAGTTTGCAGTTGCACGGCCAGTAAGCACGGCTTGGGACGCCGGGGCCTACGAGTTCAGCACGGGGGCTGTTTCAGGCTGGTTGGTCAGGAGTGGAACGACGATTTCAAGCGGGGCAACAATCATACAGTGAATAGGCACTCGAAGAATCGTGTGTACTCCGGCAGACCACTAAGAAGCACGCTGATCCACTCAAGAGGTGCCTATGATCTCAGTACAAGAAGTCATTACCGACCCAGACATGACGGCCCCCCAGCCATACCAGATACTGCGGTCTACGGGCTCTTATATAGCCGGTGGTTTTCAAAGCATCACTACGACTATACAGTGCTTTGGCCCGGTGCAGCAGGCCAGCAATCACGAAATACAGATGCTACCTGAAGCTGACCGTGTAGGCAGCATCAGTGCGTTCTGGAGCACGCAGCCTATCTACACTACACGTGGTACAGCAGCAGTACCATCTGTACAAGGTGCAGTTCCTGCGGGTGATGTTCCTGGTACAGTTTACTCACTGCCTACTGTGCCTTCAGGCGGTGTGGTAGACCTATACCTAAACGGTCTGCGGCTAACGCCGAGAACTGATTACGTGTTGAACGGTCTGACCATTGCACTTGTAAGTCCGACTGCATCGGGCGCGAAGTTGTGGGCGCAGTGGAATATCACGGCTAATGTGCAAGCCGCAGCCAGTGACCTTCTAGTGTATGAAGATACTCAGTTCAGAGTTCTACAAGTGTATCATGACGTTGGATGTGGCTACTGGAAGGCTCTTGGAACAAGAATGGCGGCGGCCTGATATGACCACAGTTACTTACCCCAATGGGCAGAGTCTGACGTCTACAGCCATTACACAGTCTGCTATGCAGATTCTCATGCAGAACGTGACATGCGGCGCACTCGGAATTGTGCCTCCTGACTTCAGTCAAGTGAAGATTGACTGGCCACAAGAGGGGCAGCCATTTACGCCGCTACCATCTATCGCTGGGTGCTTCCTGGCATGTAGCACTAAAGATGAAGCATACAGCAAGGTGCGCGATCAAGTATTTAGCGGTACCGGCCCCGTAACTGAGACCTGGACATATACACGCGGATGGCACATTGCTTGGACGCTGTACGGACCTAATTGCGTAGATCGTGCGCGTCAGATTCATAGTGCTACATTTCTAGATTGGTTCAATGATTTACTGTCAGTAACCGGGCTATATCCTCTTAATGATCCGCCCAACCCCACCTATATCCCTGAAACTTGGAACGCACAGTGGTGGCCACGTAGCGACTTTTACATCGACCTGTACGAGGCCGTTACTGAGACTATTCAGGACAGTGTGGTAAAGAGTGTGGAAATCAAAGTCAATGCCGATGACCTCGGTCAGGTCGTGGACTTCACAGTATCCTAAGGAGAACGAATATCATGGCCAATGTGCCTCCTCTGTCCCTAAGTGACATCGTGGACATTTCCGTTACGGTGGCACCATCGGCCGTGACGGCCAACAGCTTTAACCAAGGATTGATTGTAGGGCCTAGCACGGTAATTCCATCTTACGGCGCCAATCCACGGCTACGCCAGTATGGCGCAGGTTCTACGGCAGCTTTGAATGGTATGCTGGCTGATGGATTCACGCTTAGCAGCCCTGAATACATCGCCGCTCAGATACAATTCAGCCAGACGCCGCCGCCTTCGTATACATGGGTCGGGTGTCAGGACCTTACTGCGCTACAGACCATCACAATCAACGTAGCTGGCACGGGTTGGGCTGTAGGCGACACATTCAGCGTTGTCGCTTCAGGCGGTAGCTACGGCGTGGGCACCATTCTCGCCGCGACTGGCGGAGTACCTAGTTCTATCGGCATCTCCGTTCAGGGCACCGGTTACTCGGTCGAAGTAGCCACTACGACGGCCATAGCGCCCTCTGTTGGCGCTGGGTTGACCGTTCACATCACGGCGGTCGGCGAGACTCTCTTGCAGGCCTCTGAGGCGTGCCGCGCGGCCAACTCGACATGGTATGGGCTGATGGTCTGTGGCCCAACAGATGCCGACAACCTGGCCATCAGCACCTGGGCTGATCCGTTGTGGGCTACCACGCGCTACTACCCTTGGTCAAGCACGGCTACGATTCCGGCCGGAACGGCGGGAAATCTGGCTCTAGAGCTGCAGACGCTGAAGCTCCGTGTGATTGGCACATACGCCACCACGCAAAGCGGCCTGTATCCCAACAACATCTACGCAGCTGCGGCTGCCATGGGCGTTGAGATGGGCCTGAATACTGGGCTGGCTAACAGCTTCTTCACCATCGCGCACAAGCAACTGGCCGGTATCGCGCCTGAGCCGCTCAGCCAGACGCAGTACAACAACATTATTGCAGCAGGCTTCAACGCTTACTGCAACTTTGCGCCCTACCAGCTGTACGAGCCTGGCTTCATGTCCAACGGCGCACCCAGCTATCTGTGGCTGAACTTAGCCATGCTGGTAGCCAACTTGCAGATTAACGAGCTGAATGTGCTGCAGAGCAACGTGGCCGTACGACAGACTAATGCGGGTGAGCACTTGCTGATTCAGGCGGCTAACTCGGCCTGCGACACTATGGCAAGCATCGGCTTCTTGTCTGGTGCTGTGTGGACCGGCTCTCCAGTGTTGAACTTAGCGACTGGGCAAGCTCTTCCATCCGGCTACTTGAACCAGGCTGCTCCTTACGCACAACAGTCAGCAGGTGATCGCGCGGCTGGTAAGGCAATGCCTATTTATTGTGCTGTCACAACAGCCGGAGCGGTCCAAAGTCTGCTCATCGGCGTCTACACTCAACTGTAAAGGAGAACGACGATGGGGCTGGGCAATACATATTCATTCAAGTCTCTTGTGGGCGTGCTGACTAATTCGGCCTTTGGTGTCAGCATCCCACTTACCGGCGGCAACGTAGGCTTCGGCCAAATGACAGTCACCATGACTACTGAAAGGACTGCGCATGATGTTGCGTCAGACGGCACGGTGATGGTATCCTATCTTGCCGGCGACAACGGCGATTGCGCTATCGAGGTGCAAGAGTCATCTGTGCTGCATTCTGCGTTGCTGAGTCTGTACAACCAAGCCATTACGGCAGCCAACAATGATGACGTTAGTGGCTGGGCAGCTACCACCATCAGTTTTCGAATGTTGACTGATGGCACGAGCCACGTGTTGTCTGGTGTTAGTTTCGGCAAAATTCCTGACAAGCCATATCAAGCAAGCGGCCAGAAAGTTACGTGGCGCCTCATGGCTGCTAATGTTGTGAACCAGTAATACTGTCCTGCAAGGAGGACACTTCAATGCACGAAGATACAGTCATAGTGCCTGTCGATAATGTCAACTACCAAGTAAGACGTATGACGCCCGCCGTGGGGAGCTACATTTGGCAGCGCCTCATGGCGGCGGTGTACAAAGCTAGCGAGGGACAAAAAGACACTGTCGCGGAGGAACCTACGTCCGATGCTCTGAAGCCTAGCAGCGCTGAGCGGCTACGCGCCATGTGCGGCGTAGCCTTCATGTTCCTAGGCTTTGATGACTTTGAGTTCTTACAGAAGAACTGCCTGCGCGTAGTGTCGCGCGAGGAGCCTACACTAGGCTACATTCCTATTGTGTCTGACGATGGACGATGGGCCGCCAAGGATCTGGAGAAAAATCCGTTCATGGTTACCAGACTGATGGTGGAGGTCTTGGTAGTCAACCTCGCAGATTTTTTGGCCTAAAGCACGGCTCCCAAGAAGACGTAAGTTGGGACCCCGTGCCATTTCCCACCCTAGATGCACTAGTGTGGACTCCAGTTGCCGCAGGACTTTGGCGCCAGCACGAGATCAGCGATGGAACTTACACCATACGCGACTTGCTAGATGTGCTAGAGTTCTTAGACGTGAAGGCTGAAAATGAGCGACGCTATCGTGCATGGCGAGAGGGGCAGGCGGCACAATGAATGTTCTAGACGAGTATCTCATCAAACTTGGAACTTCAGTTGATGCTGCTGGCTTTTCGCACTTTCACAATGCACTGCACGAGGCACGTCAAGCTGTTGACTCTAACATGCAGTCAATGGCTAGGGCAATGCTAAAAACTTCGGCAGAGCTTGTTAGCGGTTTTGCAGCCATCGGTAGTGCTGCTGTGGGACTGGCTGATAAAGTCGGCATGGCTGATCAGGAGTACAGACTCTTCGCGTTGCACATGTACATGTCTAAGGATGCAGCGCGCAGCCTGAAGGTTACCATGGACGCTCTAGGGCAGCCCATGGAGAATCTGATGTGGGACCCAGAGCTGCGTGAAAGGTCCAAACAGCTTATTGCAGACCAGAAAGCCATGGCCACTGACATGGACTTTGACACTCAGATGCGTAAGATTCGTGATGTGCGGTTTGAGTTCACGCGTATGGAGGTAGAGGTAAAGTATCTTGGTATGCATGTGGTAACCGACTTCATGCGTGCGCTAGGCATGGGTCCTGATGATCTGCTGAAGAAGTTGCGGCAGGTCAATGATTGGATCATAAAAAACATGCCGCAGATCTCCGCCACTATTGTCAAGTACTTCAAACCTATTTGGAAGGATATTGTTACTATCATGAAAGACGTAGGTCACGTCTTTCAAGATTTTGCTACTCTGTTTGATAATGTGGTTGGCATGCTATCGGGTGATAAGGCGCTGCAGGGTGTGGCTACATTCGATAAGTTTGCGCATTCTATATCTGTGGTTGTCGACTTCTTGACCAAGGTCACAGACTTTTTAGTGAAGATTACCGGGCTGCTTACGGGCACTCTTATTGGTGGTACAGTGGGCGGACTGCTTGGCTCCATCATCGGCGGTGTAGCGGGTATAGCTGGCGGTCCTGTAGGTATAAGCGTTGGTATACTCGCAGGCGGCGCGGCTGGTACAGCCATCGGAGGCGGCGCAGGCGCGGTCGTCGGTGGGGTGTTCGATCTGTACAGACACTATGCACTAGATCAATCCGACCTTACAGGTACGCTACATATGACCAGCGTACCAGGAATCACTGAGCAGTCATGGCGAAATCTGTCCGGTGCCACGGGTGGCACTGTTAGCCCGGAGTTGCTATCGGCGTTGGCGAGGTCAGAGTCTGGCTCACTCGGCATGGCCGCCACTAGTTCGAAGGGCGCTGTTGGCTACATGCAGCTCATGCCGGACACGGCCAAGCAGTATGGCGTCGACCCGCATGACGCATTAGGGAACTTGCGTGGTGGCACAGCCTACATGCGTGATTTGATGAAGCGCTACGGAGGCAACGAGGCTTTAGCACTGGGTGCTTATAATGCAGGCCCCGGTAGAATTGACGCAGTTCTTGCTGGCAAGGCTACGCTGCCAGAAGAGACTAAGAACTACATTGCTTCGACGCTGTCTCGTGAAGGAAAGTCTGGTAGTGTGCAGATCGGCACGGTCAGTATTCAGATAGTTCAAAAGCCAGGCGAGAGTCAGCAGGAACTGGCTAATCGTACTGTGGCGGCTCTGCGGTCCACACAAGATAAACGAGCGCAACGCAATATGGCGGAATTCAACACTCTGAGTTGGAGCTACGGAGCATGACGGTCGTCGCAGCCACACAAACTTACGGAGCATACAGGCCACCGCAGTGGACTAGGCCAGCGATGGTCTCCATAACCGTCACTCCAACTACACTGGCCAGCACTACAACTACTGATGCAGCTGGTAATGTCAGCGCAACGATTAATGCCACGGCTACTACTACCTATGTTTTCGACGCTGTGCTAGGGCTTGAGCATGATCAGCGTTTGGAGAAGACTCACCACCCAGTGCAGACTGGTGCTGACATATCAAGCCATGCCTATCTGATGCCTGCGCGACTCAGTTTGGACGTAGGCATGTCCGATGTAATGGACAGCTACGCGCATAGCTTCGCTAATGCTTCAGCCACCGGAGCTAGCATCATCACGCCGTGGGTCGGACGCGCGTCCAAGAGTGTGTCGGCCTACCAAACCATTCTTAGCCTGCAGCAATCCCGGCAGCCTCTGACGGTGACTACACGGCTGCGCACTTACACCAACATGGTTATCTTAGCTGTGTCGCCCCGTGAAGATTTCAGGACTATCACGGGGCTGCGGATGCGCGTTGATTTTGAGCAAATATTTACTGCTTCCACGACTACCACACCAGTCAGTGCACGCAGTAATGATACACAAACATCTGGCCTAGGTGTTGTCAGTCCATCACCAGTGCCGACATCAACACAACAACAGTTTCAGCAGCCGCAGGCGCCACCCAGTACTCCGTATAAACTGCCGGCCACATTGCCAGGCACGCTTGGCGGCCTGTCCGGCACTAATTACTTAACTGATGTACCGGGGGCTGGCAGTTACTCCAGCGTCGCCGGGCAGCAAGGATTGCCATGAGTGCACAGTTGGTTCCACTTGTAACTGCCCCTAATCAGACATTCACTGTGGAACTAACCGTAAACATGCAATCGCTGACCTTGGTCCTCAGTCTGGGCTACTCAGAAATGGCTGGCTACTGGCAGATGTCGATATCCAATACGAATGGTACACTGCTAGTTGCCAGTGTACCACTTGTGACGGGGCTGTACCCAGCGGCTAACGTTCTGGCGCAGTATCAGTACCTGCAGATCGGTAGCGCCTATCTGCTGAATACTGGCAATGCACCCGTTGATTACCCAGGACCAAATGATCTAGCACAGTTTAGTCTTCTGTGGGGCGATAATGTCTAGCGTACCGAGCGCCACCAGTAATATTCCGTTGTGGGGCCAGGCCTGGAAGCTGGTGGTTAAATACGCCACGAAAACTGGCGCGGAGACCCTTACACTTGGTTCTGAGTCCTGGGTGCCTGACTCGCTACGTGTGACGTTCGAAGTCGTGCAGTCCATGAACTCGTCTCCGATCTGGTACGCCGACATTTCCATCTATAACATGGATGCTGCTATCATACAGAACCTTCTGGTAAATGCCACCTGGGCCACTCTGTATGCCGGTTTTCAGAGTAAGCCCAGCCCTAACTACATGGGCCGAATCTGGGATGGACCGGTGTTTCAGCGTATCTACACACGCGAGAATGTAGTAGATCAGAAAATTACACTACACTGCGTGGCGCTGTTGACACCGGACGACAGCAACTTGGTAAACTTTTCAATGGGCGGCCCGCTTAACACGCAAGAGAAGCTGATGCAGCTTATGGTGGCCAATAATAACGTTCAAATCAAAGCTGGAAGTGTCGCTACACAGCGCATGGCGGCTACGCAATATCCGCGCGGTAATACGTGCTTTGGCAGTGTGAGTAAGTTTTTGGCTCAGCTAGCGGACAGTAACTTCGTACAGACTTGGAATGACGGCAAGCAGGCCTACATCAGCGAAGTGGCTAGCGGCGCACTTACGCCCAAGTATGTATACAGTCCTGCGTTTCCACCTGGTGGCGTGGGTAGCGCGAATGACCTACCAGCCGGCACCAGTCAAAGCATAATTGGCACGCCACAGCAGATACAACAGGGCATAGTATTCACAGTATTACTCGACCCAAGGCTGAGTGTAAGTCTGCCGCCACTGGTAGTGCAGCTAGTGCGTACCGACATCACCTTCCTGCTGCGTACACCGTCAGTTAATGATGAACTACCGACCATCGCCAATAGCAACCTCATCTTCTACGTCACGCAGGTTCGACACAGCGGCGACACGCGTGGCAATGAGTGGTCAACCGAAGTGACTGGCTTCGGCACCGACTATGGCCAGGTACTGCTAAATCTTTACACGAGGTGATTTGTGGCGTCTAACTCTCCTGGTTTGAATCCGCTTTATAACTTGTCACCAAGCCAGGTAATACACTCTGACTCCGCGCAATGGCGCCAGATAGTTCGGCAAGCATTGGACGATACACGCTGCGCTACGCCAGCGTTTCTCACTGAAGACCTAGATGTAAGTTCGCAGACGGTCACTGTGCAGATCGCCATTCAAGAGCGTGTTCGCACCAATGCTGGCCCAGCCTGGACTGATTTGCCGATAATCATCAAAGTGCCCATAGTTCTACCTCGTGGTGGTGGGTACAGCCTAACTATGCCGTTAAAGAAAGGCGATGAAGGTCTTCTGATATTCTGTGACACATGCTTTGATTTCTGGTGGGCTAATGGCCAGAGTAGCAGCCCAGTAGCCGCCAACAAGACAGCGCCTAGCGGCACGCAGCGGCAGAACGAAGTTCGCAGGCACTACATTCATGACTGTGGATTCATTCCCGGCATGTGGAGCCAACCGAATGTGCTGACCGCCTACTCCGGCACCAGTACGCAGCTACGTAGTGATGACGGATCGTCTATCGTAGATGTGGCGGGTGCTGCAGGCACCACATCCGTGTCAGCGGCACTTTCTAGCGTAGCTTTGGATGGC